TTTGTTTGGAGTGATAGAAAAGACCTACAAGGTTTCCATTGGGTGAAATGAAAGCAGTACTTAGTGACAGAATATACCTAGAAGTTCTTCCTCATACGCAGAAGAAGATTGATGATGAATTAACATATTCTATTCCATCATTCAAGTTTAATGATCCGCCTTTTATAATAAAAAACATGGCGTTAATTAAACAAGGACTAATAGCTATTCCTATTGGTAGGCAGGATTTAATACCCAACGACTACGAAATAGTAGATAAACGAACGGAGAAACCAGTAGAGTTTCCCGAATTTGCATTTGATTTACGTGAAAGCCAACAGTTAGTATATGACGAAGTAAATGATAGTGCAATAATTAACGCTTGGGTCAGTTGGGGAAAGACATTTACAGCTTTAGCAATAGCTGGTAAGTTAGGTCAAAAGACTCTTGTAGTTACGCACACTGTCCCTTTGCGTAAGCAGTGGGAAAATGAAGTACTCAAAGTCTTTGGATTTAAAGCAGGAGTGATTGGTAGTGGTAGCTTTGATACAGAGCCTCCTATAGTAGTAGGAAATATACAGTCACTATACAAAAGAATAAAAGATATTAGACAAGAATTTGGAACAATCATACTAGATGAAATGCATCATGTATCTTCTCCAACATTCTCACGAATTATAGATAAGTCTTGTGCTAGATATAAGATAGGACTTACAGGTACCTTACAAAGAAAAGATGGTAAACATGTTGTCTTCCGAGATTACTTTGGAGATAATGTTTTTAAACCACCAAAGGAAAACTTTATGACACCTAAAGTGCATATCCTACCACTGGAGATACGATTCATGGACGGAAACTCTATCCCTTGGGCCAATCGAATAAATGAGTTGGCTTACAATCCAGAGTATCAACATTCTGTGGCTATGGCTGCATCATCATATGCTGCCAAAGGTCATAAGGTGTTAGTAGTATCTGATAGAGTGGATTTCCTAAAAAACTGCGCGAAACTCACTGGTGATAACGCAGTTTGTGTGACGGGCGCAGTCCATCACGAACAAAGAGCAGAAATAATTAATCAGATTTATGAGGATAAAGATGTTCTGTATGGGACACAAGCAATATTCTCTGAAGGTATTTCTTTGAATATTCTAAGCTGTTTAATACTTGCTACACCAGTAAATAACGAGCCGTTACTTACACAGCTCATTGGAAGAATAATTAGGGACTACGAGGGCAAACAACAACCTGTAGTAGTGGATATTAATTTAATTGGAAAGACTGCAAAGAGGCAGGCTAGTATGCGCACAGGCTACTATATTAAACAAGGGTACGAGATATCAACCCTGTAAGCACCTCCGAAAAATATGTCTTGACAAGAGTTTCAAAATTTGTTATAATATATGATAAAATATAATTGGGAAAAGATAAATAGAGAAGCGAAAGGCGATAGTGTTTCAATTCTCACTATTATCCACCTCTTGACTTACAAGAGAATTCCAGCCAGTCGTAAAGACAAAACCTATAAGTATTTTGGGAAAAGTTTTCTCGGGCAGAGCTTTCTGTTAAATCCGAGACAGCTTCTGGCTGAACGAAGATATTACAGCAACAAAGAAGCTGCCGAGTATGTGGCAGTTGCTTCGTACCGTAATTATTTCGATTATAGAAGAACAGGGCAGACAACACTAGAGTTGATACATCTACCTGTCAATGAAACGATAGTAAATCGCAACAGATTGCTTCGAATAGAGAATGGTCTAGTACATTTTTTATTTGAAGATAACGCTAATTGGAGAACATAATGGCATTAAAATTTAATCAAGCTTCGGGGGCAGCTAAAAAGTCCTCAATCGACCAGTATACCTACAAAGAAGGAGATAATATTTTCCGTCTAGTGGGCGACATACTACCAAGATATGTTTACTGGATCAAAGGCGAAAATGGTAAGAATATTCCTATGGAATGTCTTGCTTTCGACAGAGATACAGAAACATTCAACAATAAGGAAAAGGACTATGTAAGAGAGTTCTTTCCTGAACTAAAATGTGGTTGGGCATATGCAATTCAAGCTATTGACCCAGCTGATGGCAATGTAAAAGTTGTTAATCTAAAAAAGAAACTCATGGAACAGATAATGGTTGCCGCAGAAGATTTAGGCGATCCTACCGACCCTGAAACAGGTTGGGACGTTCACTTCCAGAGAGTTAAAACTGGACCTATGGCTTTTAATGTAGAGTATAGGCTTCAAGCACTTAAGTGCAAACCAAGACCATTGAATGACGCAGAAAAGGAGGCTATTGCTGACTTGCGTTCAATGGATGACGTCCTTGCAAGACCAACCCCAGATGCTCAGCTTGAGCTTCTACAAAGAGTAACTCAACCAGCTGATGGAGCAGAAGCCCCTTCAGATGTAGATGATGAGTTTTCTATTTCTTAAGGAGAGTACAATGATAGGAGTAGGAGAAAATTTTCCAGACTTTTCAATGGCAGGTGTTAATGATGCAGGTGATATTATTGACATCGATGTTCTATTGAATGAATGGACTGTGGTATATTTTTACCCAAAGGATTTTACTTTTATTTGCCCAACTGAAATAGCAGATATGGACTACATCGTTGATGAAGCAGATGTTATAGGCATTAGCGGAGACAATGAGTATTGTAAACTTGCATGGAAAGAGCAGAATGATGATATTAGACATATTAGACACATTCTTGCAGCGGACTGTGGACTATATCTTGCTAATGAGTTGGGTATAGTTGATCCAGAAAATGGAGTACCTTTCAGGACAACTTATATAATTGACCCTGATGGAGTAATCCAACATGTATCAATGAATGCATTAGATACAGGCAGAAATGCAAACGAAGTTTTAAGAACACTACAAGCTTTAAAAGCTGGTGGTCTTACAGGGTGCTCATGGCAGCCAGGAGAAGACTTCGTAGCATGATTTTATTTACAGCAGACTGGCATATAAAACTTGGGCAAAAGAATGTACCTTTACCTTGGGCTTGTTCACGATATAAAATGTTTTTCGAAGCTATTTATGACTTAGAAGAAGATGTTGACTTGCATATTATAGGTGGAGATTTATTTGATAGAGTACCTTCAATGGACGAACTTACATTATACTTTGATTTTATTAAAGGTATAAAAGTTCCTACCATCATTTTTGATGGCAACCATGAAGCTACAAAGAAGAATAAAACTTTCTTCTCTAATCTTAAGCGAGCCACATCTGATGTAAACCCTCTCGTTGAAATTGTAGACGAAACTAAAGAATATGAATGGGGAACAATACTCCCATATGCAGATTTGCATAAAAAAGGTTCTATAGAAAAGTGCAATTTCAACAAACCTTTATACACACATGTAAGGGGCGAAATACCCCCTCATGTGACTCCTGAGGTCGACCTTGATAGGTTCAATGACTTTCCTGTAGTTTTTGCAGGTGACTTACATAGCCACTCCAATACGCAGAGAAACATTGTATATCCAGGCTCTCCTATGACAACATCTTTTCATAGAGATATTGTCAAAACAGGATATCTTTTAATTAATGATGACAGCACATGGGAATGGGGCGAGTTCACTTTACCACAGCTTCTTCGGAAGACTGTTGATAACGAAAACGATATGCAACCCACCATGTTCCATCATACTATTTATGAGATAGAAGGAGATGTAGCTGATTTAGCAAATGTTAAAAACTCTGAGCTTCTCGACAAGAAAGTAGTCAAGAGAAGCTCAGAGGCTACTCTTAACCTCAAGAATCTAACTATAGAGGAAGAACTGGTAGAGTACATGAGTGCTATACTTAATTTAACAGATGACAAAGTAAAACAAATTATGGGGGTGTTTAATGATTACTCTAAAGACGCTCAGCTGGGATAATTGTTTTAGTTATGGTAAAGACAACACTCTTAACCTTAATGATAGTAACCTTACCCAACTCGTTGGCACAAATGGACAAGGTAAGTCTTCCATTCCACTTATTATCGAAGAAGTATTATTTAATAAGAACTCGAAAGGTATTAAGAAACAAGAGATACAGAACAGATTCGTTAACAATGGCTACTCAATAAATCTCACATTCTCAGTAGATGGGAATGAGTACGAAATTGATGTAAGTAGAAAGGCAAGTATAAAATGTAAACTTTATAAGAATGGTGATGATATTTCTAGCCACACAGCTACAAATACATACAAAACAGTACAAGAAGTACTTGGTTTAGATTTTAAGACTTTTACCCAACTCGTGTATCAGAACACGAATACATCATTACAGTTTCTAACTGCGACAGATACAAATAGAAAAAAGTTTCTTATAGATTTGTTAAAGCTAGAAGAATATGTAGAATTCTTTGAAATATTCAAGGAAGCTGCAAGAGAGATTTCATTTGAAGTCAACAGCCTCAACAGTAAATCTGACACAATAGTAAAATGGTTAGAAGAAAATAAATTGGAGAGTATAGACATACTTCCAATAATAAATTTACCAAAATACTCACAAAAAGACGAAGAAGATTTACAGAGATTACGAGGCGATTTTGAAAAAATCTCCGAAAAAAATAAAAAAATTATAGATAATAATTTTATCAAAGAACAACTTGACGAACTCGAAAAAAGTGAACACAGGCTTTACAAAGGAGAGGAGATTAATCTTGACGCTAAGCTGCAGAAACTTGGCACTATTCGTGCCCAAATGTCTGATGCCCAAGCGCACTTAGATAAAATCTCGGAACTTGAGGGCGTGTGTCCTACCTGCGAACAGGAAATAGATTGGAACAAGATGGAGGAACTTCGAATGGGCTATGTGCGAACTATTACACATGGCATAGATACTGAAGAAGATATCGAAGAAGAACTTGAGAGAGGTAACGAACATAATAAAAGAATTATAATTCGAAA